GTCTAACCGTGCGACTGGTATCAATAAAAAGTATACCATCGCCAATGCCCTTCTGTTTCCACTGTGGTGGACTCGTCTAACCCTCACTGATTCTTACTAAAAATGAGTAAAGAACAATACAAACAAACAATAGAGAGAGTAGAAAAAGTAATTCTTCTACTCTCTTCTTCCCTATTCATTCTAACCACTTGTCTGATATTATCAGCAATCATCGGTATTTAATTCTTGACATTCTAAAAAAATAAAAATAATATACCTACATGAAGATTGGAAACCTAGTAAAATTTATTGAGTGGAACGACCCATACAAAGACAAAGTTGGAGTTGTCCTACGGGTTTCGCAGTGGGATATTTGGGTTCATCTTCCAGAAACAAACGAGAAGACGTGGCGATTATCACGGCACTTGGAGTTAGTCAAATGAGAAGAAAACTAGTCCCTGGTAAACTTTACAAGTTTCAGTACATTAATCGGCATGAGTCACACCTAAATGATAAACTCGTTATGTATATCGGAGAGGACCACATTCATCGCGATGATGGCGTAGTCATTGAAAACTTCCGTATTCAGGTGATAGGAGAGGACCGCATTCGTCTCTGTGACGATGGAATGCGTGGATACATAAAGGATATTGACTAAAATGAAAGTAGGCGACTTGATAGAATACACCGTTGTCGGAAGCAAAGAGAAAGCACTCGGCATCGTCTTGAAAGACCTTGGTTATAATATCCAATATAATGAGCAAGCGGTTTCGGTTTACTGGTTCGATAGCGAACTGCGGACTACTGAAAGAAAAAACTCACTCCCTGATAACTATGAGGTGATAAGTGAAGGTAGGTGATTTAGTTGAGGTGGAGTGGGTCCACGGCGAAGTGACATCCATTGGTGTAATCACTAGAACAAATTTAGGTTTCTCTACCGGTCACACCCATAGATCCCAATGGTGTTGGGTTGCTTTCCCTGATAAAGACATGAGACAATTCCCCATGCAACCGGGTAGATTAAAACTCTTGACAAAAGAAAAAAATAAAAATAATATATTCTCATAACGATTGAGGACCAGGAGAAACAAATGTCATACAGAGGTAGAAGCGTCTACTGTTCATTTTGTGGCGAGCGAGGACACAACCGAACAGGTTGCCCCAAGCGCAAACAATACATAAAAGAGAATCCAAACTCCTGGGAGGCAATCAAAGAACAGCGCAAACAGCATCGACGAGACGAGATAAAAGCAAAAGGTGGACGCAAGTGCTCCTACTGCGGCAATCGTGGGCACACCACACGTACATGCGAGGTGAAAAAGCAGGACCGTGTTCGTCTAACCGAGGTATTGAAAAGAGAGAGAGCAGAGGGACTCAAAAGACTAAATGAAATGGGTTGGGGTGTCGGTGCTCTATTCGAGAGAAAGAACCGTTGGGTAGAAGAAAAGCAAATTTATATGGTCAAGAAAATTGAGTGGAAGGAATGGAAAGACTCGGACATCGTTACGATTATGGGTCTAAATGTTGCCAAAGCAGTCGGAGACGATAACGGCGATTGGAGAAAACCGAGAGAAGTCAACATTACAGTTTCTTTACATCCAGATGATGGAAACCTAAAAATGCCGCTTGTCCCTCGCCACGCAGAGCAGAAAGCACCGGAGGGTTTTTTAGACGGGACTATGTTTGACGAAGACCGATTCTTTCCTAAAGGTATGTCTCGTCGCTACATCCATGAGCGTATCAAAGAGGAAGGTAGACTGTAATGAAAAAAGAGTATAAAGTTGGTGACTTAGTAAGAAAAGTTACTAAGTTGCCTGAATTTCAAAATATGACTGGAGTGGTTGTAGATATCCAAATATCCGAGTCAGGTTTCATTTACCGCGTACACTACGGAGAGGATTACGGTTTATTCTGGCAGGCACCATCACAGATAAAACATTTTGCTTGACAAATAAAAAGAATAAAAATAATATACCATCATAACGATTTGAGAGGAAAACAATGGGATACCGCTCTGTAGTAGCTTTAGCAGTCTCCGAGAAAATGATGCCCCACTTTCTCGGTCATCTTTCACAGTGCGATGATGCAGCATACAAGTTAGTTTTTATGGAGGCAGACAAAAAGATTGAAGATTATGATGGTGACGGTAGCACTATGTTTCTCTGGGAAAGCATCAAGTGGTACGATAGTTATCCAGAAGTCAGAGCGATAACTGACTTTGTGAGTATGAGCACCGATTATCTTTCTAGTATCTGTGAAGATATTGAAGAGTTCCAGCGTGGTAGTTATGCCGAGCACTTTCGCTTCGTTCGTATGGGAGAAGACAACGGTGATACAGAAGAAGAAGGATGGTTATGCTGTGAAGACATTGGTATTCGTCGAGAGTTGAGTTTCTAATGGAGGCGAGACAAATGAAGTATGATACAGAAGACCGAGCCCGTCATTTTCTTGTTCGCAATATCCTTGATATAGAAGGCAAGATAACCGACATCGAACACGCAGAGTCAGAGGGTGCCGTGCCCATTCGTGATATTAGGGGCGAACTACAAATGGAATTGAGCACCTTACACTCTCTGCTTTCCGGTGTCGATACAGGCGCTATTGTACCGGTGTTTGAAGATAAAGATGATGAACCAAAGTTCGCGGTACACCCAGAACTAGAACAAAATCAAACACTTATGGAAGCATGGGCAGAGGTAAATGATATGCTTGAAGATTCTTTTATAGAAAATAATGATGAGTGGTATCTTTATGTAATTGCAGGGTAATTATAATAGAGGTGGGCATATGAAGCGGGCGATGCGTGTGGAAAATTCGGTTTTTGTTGAAGAAGTTGAGACGTTACCGACTGGTGTGAAAGTTGTGACAATAAATCACCCTGGTGCTTTTGAAGAAACACCACAAGCGATTCTTTTCGAGGGTAAAGTATATGGTCGAGTTGGGTGGAATGATTACAGAAAATTAGCATATTATCGGAGTGATATAAAGTTGGCTTTTTCTATTGACAAATAAAAAAAATAAAAATAATATAGGTGCATGATGAACGAAACATTCAATCTTGATCACCACATTCTTTCCTTGCTGCAAGATGAACCATTCTTCGCGGCATTGTCTCGTCGTATCAACAAACGACCCACTTCACACATGCCTACTGCTGGTGTGCGTGTCAATCCTGACACAGCACAATTCGAGATGCTATACAATCCTGACTTCTTTCAGAAGTTGACAAAAGCACAACGTAAAGATGTATTGAAGCATGAGTTCTACCACCTTATCTTTGAGCATGTTACCAGTCGTAAACCAGAGGGTATCAACCCCAGGGTGTGGAATTTTGCGACCGACCTCGCTATCAATTCACACCTTGATAATCTACCAGAAGGTTGTTTGATGCCTGGTGTTGGTCACTTCGAGGACTTTCCTAAAGGTCTATCAGCAGAGCACTATCTTTCTCTACTGCTAAAAAAGCAAGAAGAAAATAAAGAATCTGGCGATGGCGATGGTGACTCTAACGGAGGCGATGGT